ACGCCGCCGGAGCCGGTCACCCGCCCGGTGGAGCTTTATATCAATGGCGAACTGGTGAGCAAGTGGGATGAATGAGTTTAAGCGTTTTGAAGACCGGCTGGCCGGACTGACTGAATCGCTGTCGCCGTCAGGGCGTCGGCGACTGAGTGCCGAACTGGCGAAGCGCCTGCGGCAGAGTCAGCAGCGCCGGGTGATGGCACAGAAAGCCCCGGACGGCACACCCTACGTGCCACGCCAGCAGCAGAGCGCCAGAAAAAAGACCGGTCGTGTTAAGCGAAAAATGTTTGCGAAACTTATCACCAGTCGCTTTTTGCATATCCGCGCCAGCCCGGAACAGGCATCAATGGAATTTTACGGCGGGAAGTCACCGAAAATCGCCAGTGTGCATCAGTTCGGTCTGTCGGAAGAAAACCGGAAAGACGGTAAGAAAATTGATTATCCGGCGCGTCCTCTGCTCGGCTTTACCGGTGAGGATGTGCAGATGATTGAAGAGATTATTCTGGCGCACCTCAACCGTTAGTTGTGCCATTCCCGACACCTCATCGTCACATTGCCGCCGGTATGACCCGGCGGCATCCTTCCCGTTATGAACACTCTCGCAAATATTCAGGAACTCGCGCGCGCACTGCGCAACATGATCCGCACCGGCCTTGTCGTCGAAACCGACCTTAACGCCGGTCGCTGCCGTGTGCAGACCGGCGGCATGTGCACCGACTGGCTTCAGTGGCTGACCCATCGCGCCGGACGTTCGCGCACATGGTGGGCACCTTCCGTGGGGGAACAGGTGCTGATTCTGGCCGTGGGCGGTGAACTCGACACGGCGTTCGTTCTGCCGGGGATTTATTCCGGCGATAACCCCGCGCCGTCTGCGTCGGCGGATGCCCTGCATATCCGTTTCCCTGACGGGGCGGTGATTGAGTATGAACCTGAAACCAGTGCGCTCACGGTAAGCGGAGTTAAAACGGCCAGCGTGACGGCTTCTGATTCTGTTACTGCCACGGTGCCGGTGGTCATGGTGAAAGCATCAACCCGCGTCACCCTGGACACACCGGAGGTGGTCTGCACCAACAGGCTGATTACCGGCACGCTGGAAGTGCAGAAGGGCGGGACGATGCGCGGCAACATTGAACACACCGGCGGTGAACTCTCATCAAACGGTAAGGTACTGCATACCCATAAACACCCCGGCGACAGTGGCGGCACAACAGGGGGACCTCTATGACAGCGCGTTATCTCGGAATGAATCGCAGTGATGGCCTGACTGTCACTGACCTTGAGCATATCAGCCAGAGTATCGGCGATATCCTGCGCACACCGGTCGGCTCACGGGTGATGCGTCGTGATTACGGCTCGTTGCTGGCGTCAATGATTGACCAGCCGCAGACCCCGGCGCTTGAGTTGCAGATTAAAGTCGCCTGTTACATGGCAGTGCTGAAATGGGAACCCCGCGTCACCCTGTCATCCGTCACTACGGCGCGCAGTTTTGACGGGCGAATGACGGTCACGTTAACCGGCCTGCACAACGACACCGGCCAGCCACTTTCGTTAACCATCCCTGTGAGTTGAAACCATGCCGATTATCGACCTGAACCAGCTACCCGCACCGGATGTGGTCGAGGAGCTGGACTTTGAAACCATTCTCGCTGAACGCAAGGCGACACTGATTTCCCTTTACCCGGAAGACCAGCAGGAGGCGGTCGCCCGTACCCTGACGCTGGAATCCGAGCCTCTCGTCAAACTTCTGGAGGAAAATGCTTATCGTGAGCTTATCTGGCGTCAGCGTGTGAATGAGGCCGCACGGGCGGTGATGCTGGCCTGTGCCGCCGGTAATGACCTTGATGTGATTGGTGCCAATTACAACACCACGCGCCTGATTATCACCCCGGCAGATGATTCGACTATCCCGCCGACACCGGCAGTGATGGAGTCTGACACCGATTATCGTCTGCGTATTCAGCAGGCGTTTGAGGGCTTAAGCGTCGCCGGGTCGGTGGGAGCCTATCAGTATCATGGTCGCAGTGCTGACGGGCGTGTCGCGGATATCTCTGTCACCAGTCCGTCTCCGGCCTGCGTCACCATCTCTGTGCTGTCACGTGAGAATAACGGTGTGGCATCCGAAGACCTGCTGGCTGTGGTACGTAACGCCCTTAATGGCGAGGATGTCAGGCCGGTGGCCGACCGCGTGACCGTGCAGTCTGCCGCCATCGTTGAATACCAGATAAACGCCACGCTTTACCTTTACCCTGGTCCCGAAAGCGAACCCATCCGCGCTGCTGCCGTGAAAAAACTGGAAGCGTATATCACGGCACAGCACCGGCTGGGGCGTGACATCCGTCTGTCTGCCATTTATGCCGCTTTGCATGTGGAAGGCGTGCAGCGTGTCGAACTGGCTGCACCACTGGCCGACATCGTGCTCAACAGTACGCAGGCGTCTTTCTGTACCGAATACAGCGTCGTGACCGGAGGCTCGGATGAATGATTCGCGACTGCTGCCGACCGGCTCATCACCGCTTGAAGTCGCTGCCGCAAAAGCCTGTGCGGAAATTGAAAAAACGCCGGTCAGTATTCGTGAGCTGTGGAACCCGGACACCTGTCCGGCAAATCTGCTGCCGTGGCTGGCGTGGGCGTTTTCGGTCGACAGGTGGGATGAAAAGTGGCCGGAAGCGACAAAACGCGCCGTTATCCGCGATGCGTATTTCATTCACTGCCATAAGGGCACTATTGGTGCGATTCGCCGTGTGGTGGAGCCGCTCGGCTACCTCATCAACGTGACGGAGTGGTGGGAAAACAGCGACCCGCCCGGCACCTTCCGCCTTGATATCGGCGTACTGGAAAGCGGCATCACGGAGGAGATGTATCGGGAAATGGAACGGCTGATTGCCGATGCCAAACCTGCAAGCCGTCACCTTATTGGTCTGAATATTACCCAGGACATTCCCGGCTACCTGTTTGCCGGTGGTGTGGCTTATGACGGCGATGTAATTACGGTTTACCCCGGATAAGTGAGGAACAATGAGCACAAAATTTAAAACCGTTATCACTACTGCCGGAGCCGCAAAGCTGGCAGCGGCAACCGCACCGGGAGGGCGGAAGGTCAACATTACCACGATGGCCGTCGGGGATGGCGGTGGTAAATTGCCTGTCCCGGATGCCGGACAGACCGGGCTTATCCACGAAGTCTGGCGACATGCGCTGAACAAAATCAGTCAGGACAAACGAAACAGTAATTATATTATCGCAGAGCTGGTTATTCCGCCGGAGGTGGGCGGTTTCTGGATGCGTGAGCTTGGCCTGTACGATGATGCGGGAACGTTAATTGCCGTGGCGAACATGGCCGAAAGTTATAAACCTGCCCTTGCCGAAGGCTCAGGGCGTTCGCAGACCTGCCGCATGGTCATCATCGTCAGCAGTGTGGCCTCAGTGGAGCTGACCATTGACACCACAACGGTGATGGCGACGCAGGATTACGTTGATGACAAAATTGCAGAGCATGAACAGTCACGACGTCACCCGGACGCCTCGCTGACCGCAAAAGGTTTTACTCAGTTAAGCAGTGCGACCAACAGCACGTCTGAAACACTGGCCGCAACGCCGAAAGCAGTAAAGACCGCCTATGACCTTGCTAACGGGAAATATACTGCGCAGGATGCCACCACAGCGCGAAAAGGCCTTGTTCAACTCAGTAGCGCCATCAACAGCGATTCTAAAACGCTTGCGGCAACGCCAAAGGCGGTTAAGACAGCGTATGACCTTGCTAACGGGAAATACACTGCGCAGGACGCTACTACAGCGCGAAAAGGGCTTGTTCAGCTCAGTAATGACACCAACAGCGATTCTGAAACATTTGCCGCGACTCCGAAAGCGGTGAAAGCTGCCAATGATAATGCAAACAGACGCGTTCCTGACGGGCGTAAGGTCAATGGCAAACCACTGACCAATGATGTCAATGTTACATCGCAGGATATTTTTAACAGTCAGAGTATTGCGATTGGCGCAAACCAGAATCTGGATAATTACAAAACGCCGGGACTGTACCATCAGCCACTGAATGCGAATACAAGCGCATCGCTGAAATACCCGGAGAATCTTGCAGGTACTCTGGTTGTGCTTAAAAATGCCGGAATAACACAAATTTACTATGTCTATAACACATCAAGAAGCTATACCCGCAGCCAGTATTCAACGGGGGGCTGGACATCATGGACACCGCAGGATTCATTTCCGGTAGGTGCTCCAATCCCGTGGCCTTCTGATTCAGTACCTACAGGCTATGCCCTGATGCTGGGGCAGACTTTTGATAAAGCAGTCTATCCCCTGCTTGCAGCAGCTTATCCGTCAGGGGTGATTCCAGATATGCGCGGCTGGACAATCAAGGGCAAACCCGCCAGTGGTCGCGCCGTATTATCACAGGAACAGGACGGAATTAAATCACATACCCACAGTGCCAGTGCATCCAGTACGGATTTAGGGACGAAAACAACCAGTTCGTTTGATTACGGGACAAAAACGGTCAGCACGTTTAACCACGGCACAAAAACGACAAACAATACGGGAGCGCATACACACACTGTCGGTGGTCGTTACGGTGGTGACTCCATCGGGGGTAAACAACGCGTACAGGTATCAGGAACCAACCAGGTGTCAAGCTCTGCGGGAGCACACGCCCATACAGTCGACATTGGTCAGCATAATCACACGGTTGGCATTGGTGCTCACAGCCATTCCATTGCGATTGGCGCGCATAGTCATACCGTCACTGTAAGTGCCACAGGTAATTCAGAGAACACCGTAAAAAACGTTGCGTATAACTATATTGTGAGGCTGGCATAATGACTTTCAGAATGAGTGCAGAGACACAAACTATCCGCGTTTTCAATTTACTTGATGGAACCAATGAATTTATTGGCGAAAGTGACGCATATATTCCGCCGCATACAGGTCTTCCTGCAAACAGTACAGACATTGCACCTCCAGATATTCCGGTAGGTTTTGCCGCCGTTTTCAATGCAGATGAAATGAAATGGGATCTGGTGGAAGACCATCGCGGAAAGACTGTCTATGAAACAAAAACAGGAGCAGCCATTTATATTTCTGAACTTGGCTCATTACCATCTGATGTAACAACAATTTCCCCGACCGGCAACTATCAGAAATGGAACGGGAATGCGTGGGTGGACGATGAGAGCGCAGAGCGTGATGCG